AATGGGAAAAAAACCAAGTTGGAAATGAAAATTAAAATTGTTCCAGCAATGACTTGGGTTGTGGCTTCAATTATTTGCATTTAGTCTCCACAGAAACAAGCGATTGTTTCCTCTGTAGCGTCAAACATATCGATTTGATCTTTGCCAAACTGACTCATTGCCGCATAGGTTGGGCGGTCTTTTGAGAATCTGCCGCCGATGATTTCCTCTTGTTTTGCCCACCAAATAGCCCTGTTTGGCTCATGTTGAATGATGGACATTAACTGATGTGCGCCCTTCATAAAGCACAAGTCACAGTTTCCCAATGGGGTGATTTTGTCAACAAACTTGAGTTCTAGGTCAAAATCGTTTGACTTCCAAAACTGCTGGACATGATTTTGAGTGATTCCTGCCAATGCTAGGGGAGCATGGACTGTTTCCCTAAGTTTTCCAACACGCCTAGGTTCATCAGCCCGAATCCCTGCTAATGTCTGAAATTCCTCAAACCCTTTGGACTTCATGAAGCGATTTATAGGGTTAATTTTCAGTTCTGTTGTGCAGAATCTCATTACTGAGTTGGGCAAAAATGACTTTTGTTTAATCAATTCAGCGAAAGGTTCTCCATCTCTGGATGCGGTTTCGTAGGTTACTTCAACGAATTTATCAGTATTCCTAGTGAATTCAAGCCAATGAATTGGGATATTCCACCGCTTTTGGCATTCATTGACAAACTTTAAAGTTGACTCATGCTCTTTGCCTGTGTTGCAAAAAATGACAAAAGTGTCGTTTGGTAGGCTCATATTGTGAGCTTCTAAAACCCTGTAAAGCATATACGCTGATGTTCTGCCACCTGAAAAACTGACACAGGTTGGCTCTTTAATCTCAAACGGGTTCATTTTTACGCCTTTCATTTATGTTGTTCATTCGTCTACGCAAGTCATTAGCGGCGGGTAACCCACGTTTTTTCTCTATGTCTGACAAGGTCTGCCACCACCATGCGGATGCTTTCATTTTCCCAAGGTCTTTGGTTTTCCTCTTGTGCCTCAAAATCCACTCCTTCGCTTCCATCTGCTTCAATGTCTCCAGTAGCTGTAAGCGCTCTTGTGGTGTCAGCGTAGCTAAGTTGCGAGGTTTCCCTGCATCTGTCCAGTAGTTGATTGGCTTGTTGTCTGTCATTCACTTAGGATTCTCCTGCTGTTGTTCAGCTTTTTTAATGAAACTAGGCAAATTTTCAATTGATTTGAGAAGCTGAGAATATTCAAATTTACCCGCTTTAGCTATAGCCATGTAGCCGCCCCATTTTGGTAACCAAGTGCAAGTAATTGTCATGCTAATTTACCTTTAAACCCTTCTCTAATCATTTTCAGTATTTCAGGATTTGCCTTAGCAAGTTTTGCATCTTCATCCAGTTTTGCAAGGGCAGGGTCACGTTCTGAGCTTGAGGGTACTGTGACATGGGCTATATCAAACTTGTTGACCAGTTTGGGTTTCTCAGCAACCCATTCAGCCTTGAAAGCCTGCCAACCACGAACACAACATTCAGTCATGGCTTGCTCAAGTGTCCAGCCTGCAATGTCAGCCTGTTCCCGCATTCCATCAATTACTCGTTGCGTTATGGGTGCTTTTTTGGCTTTCCTTAAAGTCTTGAAATCTTGCCAAACAGATTGTGAAACGCCTTCAGGCGTAATATCGGTTTTAGTTTTAGTTTCGGTTTTAGTTTCGGTTTCGGTTAAAGGTGCATCTGTATGCTTGTTGCATACACTTGTATACATCTGCATATCATTGTATTCAGGTGCAGGGAACTTGCTTTCTAATGCTCTGGGTTTATTGTCCCACTTGCACATTTGCAGATATTGCTTGCCATCAGACTCGTAAACGTGAATCAAGCCGCTTTCTTGTAGTTCGCTTACCAAATCCTTACACTTATTTAAGGTGACTGATTCCTTTATTGGAAAACAGTTGGCTTTAATCATGGCTGGTCTAGCATCAAAACGACCAAAATCATCTACTGTGACCAGCAAACGATAAAAAAGTGTTTCGGCTAAAGGGGAAAGTTTGTCGATGGATTCGCTGTCACGAACCCCCGATTTTAAATATCGAGTAGGCATTTTTTTCCTTCGCTGTCCTCCTGAGACAAAGAAACAAACGGCAGGCGGGGAGGCTCGCTTTTCGGTTGAGAGATCAAGCTCAACCTATCCGTGTTTCAAATAATTATACTGTTTTCTTCTCTTGCTGATGTTTTTCAATGGACTTTGCTAAGAATGGTCGCAACCACTTAGCACCTCCAAGTCGTTTAAACTCATTCCACTCGCTTAAAGTGGCTCGTACGGCAATAGTCTTGCCGCTTTTGGTCATTTCAGTTTTAGGTCTTGGCATAGAGGCATGATTGTGTAGTGTTTAACAAATACCACAATTAGGGTTTGTCCTAGTGTACAACACTACAATCTGTGTAACACTACGAGTTCTTTACCAACATTTTGAAAGGCTTCAACATGGAACTAGATATAGATTTTTGTGAGCTTGAAATAGACATCAAGGCTTGGGTCGAATGGGAATATGACCCCGACTACTCTCCCAATGAGGGAGTCTACGATAAATTCATTTGGGTGGCTTATTTACAAATAGGCAACAACCGCATTGACATTACAGACGAACTCTCTGCCAAGGAGTGCAAATCAATTGAAAAACAGATTGAGGAGTCTATCGATGACAGCCTTTAACAAAGCCGTTTGGGAATCCTACCAACAACTCAATGATGATGACATCATGGAAGCTATTGCTGGCTCTGTAGCTATTCCTCTTGCCATCAAAGCAGGTGATTGGGAGTATGCCTTTGACTTCATTAAAAACCGCATTGATACCCAAATGACTCGCAGGGCTGAACTTAGCCTATACGACCACGTTAAAACCACTTGGGTTGACCCTGATGATGAATTGCGTATTCTTAGAACTTGGTGGTTGAAAGACGAATACAAGGGAGACAAAGATGAAACTTAAAAACACAATTGCAACGATCTTAGAGGAAAGCCAAAATGAATATTTTTGCCAGTTTTGCACGAAAAAGAAAATCACTTTTTATCCAGTCTGCTCATGCTCAGGAAATTGGTTCAAACTTGCCGACTTTGACTTTGATACCCAATTCTCCATTGCCCAACAAATCTTTAACTCACAGAAAGGTACTGCCAACAAAGAAACTGACTGACCCTGAGTTTGTGTATACAGACTCAACTAAAACAAACATTTCAAAAACTTTTCAAGAATTTAAACAGGAGTGAATATGATTACTGACAGTAAAAAGTACGAGAAAGAAACATTGATAATTAATCCATCATTGGTGGAGAGACAATCTTTAATTAAAGATTTGTTGGCAAAAAATGTTAATGACCACACAGAGAAAAAAGCCAACTTAACCTATCTCTCATGGGCTTGGGCATGGGCTGAAGCACTCAAGGCTGATGGAAATGCTCATTACAGAGTAGAGATGTTTGGTGACAAGTGCTTCATGGACATCAACGGCACAGCAATGGTGTTTGTCACAGTCACCATGTTTGGCAAACCAATGACTTGCCAACTTCCAGTCATGGACTACCGCAATAAAGCTATCCCTAACCCTGACGCATTTGCAGTCAATACCGCCATCATGCGTTGCATGACCAAGGCTTTGTCGTTGCATGGTTTGGGTCTGTACATCTATGCTGGAGAAGACTTGCCCGAGGGTGACTCAGGTTCAGATATTGATGTAGGCATGATGATTGACCACTTGGCGGCTATTGAAGCCACAACAACTTTAGAGGAACTCAAGAATGTATACAGCACTGCTTACGCTCATTGCGGTGGTGATAAGGGCTGGCAAAAGAAAGTGATTGATGCCAAAGAAAAGCGTAAAGGAGCATTGAAATGAGCGATGTAGAACAAGGCTCGCCCGAATGGTTTAAACAGCGTTGCGGTAAAGCTACTGCATCTCGCATCTCTGACATTGTTGCCAAAACTAAGTCAGGCTACAGCACCAGCAGGGCTAACTACATGGCTCAACTGGTAGTAGAGCGTATGACAAACCAAGTGGCAGAGTCATACACAAATGCGGCTATGGAATGGGGAATCGAGCAGGAAATTTATGCTCGTGCGGCGTATGAGTTGAAAACAGGCAACATGGTAAATCAGGTAGGGGCTATTGACCATCCACGCATTCCCATGTCTGCCGCCTCTCCTGATGGCTTGGTGGGCGATGATGGATGCCTAGAGATCAAGTGTCCCAATACGGCTACCCATATTGATACCATTTTGGGAGATGAACCAGCAAAGAAGTATTACGACCAAATGCAATGGCAGATGCGATGTGCAGATAGAAGTTGGTGCGACTTTGTGAGTTTCGACCCACGAATGCCTGAACACCTTCAACTGTTCATCAAAAGAATCGAGCGCAATGATAGGTATATTGCAGAACTCGAACAAGAGGTTATCCAGTTTCTTGCGGAAGTGGATGACAAGGTTAAAAAACTCAATGAAATTAAGGTGTAAATATGGAACAGCGTGACAATTCAGGTGTCCTCTTTAAGAACGACAAAAAAGAATCAGGAAACCAGCCAGATTACAAGGGAAACATCACAGTTGATGGCAAGTCCTACTGGCTCTCAGCTTGGATTAAAGAGGGTAAATCAGGCAAATTCATGGGTCTTGCAGTAAGCCCTAAAGAAGAAGCCAATACTTCCTCACCCAAGAAGAAGTCTTCCATAGAAGATATGGAAAGCGATATCCCGTTCTAAATCAAAATGGGGAAAGCGTAAGTGAGTACCCACTAACTTTTTAATTGATAGGAGTTGATATGAGTTTAGATGACGCACATTTTGGTGGCAGTGTAAAGAAGTTCTTTGACTTGCCAATCTTCAACAGGGTTAGATGTTCCGACCCAGTAACCAGCTATGAAGCCGCTGATGCCGCCAAAGACTTGGCATCCAAGCACTTCATCATCATTGTGGACTGTTTAAAGGCTCATGGTGCGCTTGGTAAGGATGGAATAGCCCGACATAGCGGGTTAGACAGGAATCAAGTCTCACGCCGTTTAAACGAGTTATTAAAGCTAGGTTTAATAGAGTTGACAGGTAATAAAGTAAAGTCAGATTCAGGACTGAATGAGCGTGAATGGAGGGCAGTCTAATGTGGGATGTACTCGTAACTTTTATGCTAATGCTGTTTGGTGCATTTATCGTGATTGCCTTTGGTGCAATCCTCATTGGTGCGCTCTATTTCCTACAAAAAGAGGCTGACAATGACTGAAGAAGATGAAGCATTCAACGACATTGAACGACAAGCCAAGCAAAGACAAGAGTCTGTCAAGTCAAACTTTCTAAAGCCTAAGTCTGCACAGGAGTTCTAT